AAATACATGACTCTTGATGATGCGTACACCTGTTCCAGAAAACGGTCTATCAAACTCTTGTTCGTTTTCTTCACGACTATATTGATCCAACCGATCAAAATGGTCGCCGAACTCCATGCCAGGATCAAAATATGCACCCATGTGCATCAACAAAGGTTCTCCCCAGGCACTGTGCCAATACTCACGTGCAGACGAAGAATCTGTGCGATCAATGTCGGGGCTGAAATAAATGTTCTTGCTCACACTGGACCATTTGGATCCAGGAGCGCCTGCCATAAAGATGTATTTCATTCTTTGGTCAAATCAATAGTTTCTAACACAGGTATAAATGTGGCTCTCAATTCGTTCATGTGTTTGCGTAATCCTTCTGGTTTTAACTCTGATTCTTCATAAAATACAACTTGATTTTCCATCCATTCTTTGTATTCTGCAGAACGCACTGCTTTAGAGAACTCGCGTTGATACCAATCAACAATGTCACCGGGGGTGTTAGGTGGCAACTGCAAGGACCAAGCAGCATATACATTGATACCAGGAGCAACAGTATTTAATAAAGGTATCTTGGGATATTGATCCATTTTTCTATTGCCAGTAAATCCAATGGCTTTTACTCTACCCGCGTCCAGCAACGGCTTGGCAACTGCAATTGGCATGATTCCAAATTCAGTGCCAGATTTGCCATCAAATGCAGCCACACTGGTAACAGTTGGCAACGGTCCATTGAATCTGATGGGCCTGACCAGATCTTTGTTTCCCTGCCCACGGTACATGAGATATTCAAATGCAGTTCTATGAGCACCGCCACCTGTTGCAATACTGATGGGTTTTTTAGTAGTCGAGATCAGTGTTATAAAATCTTCAGGAGTGTTTATCATACTGCGAGGACTGGCAACCAACACCAGTGGACTTTTGCCCATGGTCAGCACATCAGTAAAATCATTGTATTTGAACTTTTTAATATCTTTTTGCCATATATCGTTGGTGACATACGTGCTCATATGGCTGGGCAAATTGGCAGTGTATCCATCTGGTGCAGCATCAAGAAATCTGTTCTGTGCTATAACACTGTCAGCACCTGGAATGTTTTGTACTACATATACAAATTTGGGATTATTGCGTTGAACCAATTCGGCTAATTTTCTAAATGCAAGTTCGTTGCCGGCCCCGGGAGTATTGCCTACATACACTGTGACTGGCTTGATGGGTTCCCAAGCTGCAGCAGCAAATGGTACGATTGCTGCCGCTGCCAACAGGAGAGCAGATAAAAAGTTTTTCATTATTTTTCCTTGTCAAGATTTATGATATATATAGTTAGATATTGTCACAGACACAAAATTTTTTGCTGTCTTGTAAATTTATTTACCTTTTTTATAAAAAATCTATGAATAGCAAAATTTTTAATCATATTGTAAAAAAATTACACGAAACTTGGAATTTACCCAAACACAGTGCAATTAGACAATCGCTAGAGGCAGACACATTATTAGATTCTCTGCCGTGGACTCCTGTGAAAAAGCAAAAATTCAAATCAGACCTCGAAGGCACGTTTGGGGTCGCAATTGATGTTGCAGGCACTGTTGCACAGCTGGTCGATCGCACCGACGATCAATACCTGGCTTGGTTTTTTGGTGAAGCATGGAAACCCAGAACCGACATGTATCACTGGACCGGCTGGAGAATCGCTGACGAAATCAACAAGACCAAGCCTGCTAAAGTACTAGATGTAGGCTGCGGATACAATCCATTTAAAGAAAGGATTCCCAATCTAGTAGGTATTGATCCTTATAACAATTGTGCAGACTTCATGATTGATATTCTTGACTACAATGTAGAACCAGAATCATTTGACCATGTCATTGCATTGGGCAGTATCAATTTCAACAGTCGCGATGACATTGAAATTAGATTTCGAAAGACTGTTGAATTGCTGAAGCCAGGAGGTAAACTGTGGATGAGGGCCAATCCCGGGCTAGATCACGACGGAGTTAAAACTCCCAACAAAGGTCCGTGGGTGGAAATATTTCCCTGGAGTTTTGAAGTAGCCCACGAACTGGCCAAAACACACGGACTTACATTAGAGTTGATGAAGAAAGACCAAGACCGATTGTTTTTCTTGTTTGTTAAGAAATAATAAAAAAGCCCCTTAGGGGCTTTTTGTTATCCTGTAATGATAGACTTTTTAGCCGGCACATCAATGCCGGTTGTTGCTTTGATATAGCCAGCTCTGACATCTTCACGCACTTCTGTGGTCATTAAAATGCCAGATGCGTACAACAAGACATCGCGATCCAAATTGGCACTGAACAAGCTGGGCATCATTTGGAGTCCTTGCTGTCCTGGTACTAAAGTAACCGGCTGCTTGATCACAATCATACCATCAACCACGCTGACAACCTTGGCAACAACTTCTTCGCCGGTGATCAGTTTAAATGTCAAAATCTCGTCTTTTTCAATGTTCATTATTATCCTTTAAGTTGTGTCCAAAATTCTTCAGGTTGTGATGCCAAACCCTGATATCCGCCTTGCAATAATGCGTCGCCATTGAAAATTTGTGGCACACTGCGCAAACCTTGATCCACTAAAAATTCACGGGCTTCGGTACGAATACCTACATTGATGGTAGTATATTCAATTCCTTTGCTTTCAATTAGTGCTTTTGCTCGATCGCAAAACGGACAATTATCTTTTGTGTATATTGTTAACATATCAATTTCCTAGTTTAGATTATAGCAGTTTCTATCAAGTGTGTCAACTGTTTTGCTGTTGCGGGGCTAACTGTCCATCCCAAATGACCGTGACCAGTATGATAAAACACTCGCGAGTCTGTTTGACTTTGTTGTATTATGGGCATCATGTCGGGGGTCATTGGACGCAGACATGCCCAAGATTGATAATCATCTGTGTTGATTTGTGGTAAATTTTCATGTACCCAATTCAACAAAGGTTCGATTCTGTCTCTGCGTATGTCATAGTTCTCACCTGTAAGTTCCGCAGTGCCGGCCACACGCAGTCTATTGCCCAAAGGCGAGGCTACTATTTTAGCTTGATCATCTAACAAACTGGTACGAGGCAACAATTCTGGATCAACATTGTTGATAGTGATACTGTAGCCTTTGATAGGATAGATAGGTAATACATCGCCGATGCTGCTGGCCAAATGAACTGAACCAACTCCGGCTGATACTACCACTGCGTCATACTGTATTGTCAGAGATTCTAAGTCGTTTAATTTGTAGTTATAATGAAATTCAACACCATATTTTTCATTTAATACCTCGCACAACTGATGACAAAATTTATGCATGTCGCCAACCCAGTCACCGGCAGTCCAGGCACCACCTACAACACCACTGGCCATGAGCATAGGGTCAGTAGCAGCAACAGTTTGAGCGTCCATGATACTCCATTCGCACCCGTTTGATTCGTACAAGTCTTTTGCTTGTATGGCTGCATCAAAGTATTGTTGATCTTTGTAAAAATGCAAGATTCCGCACTTGGCTTGATCAAAGTTTGCAATACCTTCGTTGTTGATCAAGTCTTGATATAACTTGCGTGACTCGAGTCCCAAGCAAATAGTCGCTGCAGTATTCGTTGCATAATCACCTCGAACTGTATGGTACAAAAACTTGGTCATCCATTTGATTTTGTCCCATTCAAATTTGGGTCGGACCAACAAGGGTGCGTCTTTACGCAACATCCATTTGACACCCTTTTTTACATTACTCCAGGTGTTCCAAACTTCGCTATTTGATACAGACACTTGGCCGCCGTTGGCATAACTAGTGCGCATGGCTGCATATCTTTCTTGATCAATGACTGTGATGTTGTGCCCAGCTTTAACCAGATAGTAAGCAGCCATAATTCCACTAATACCTGCACCTACTATTGCAATTTTCATTCGACAATTTTCCAATAATTATAATGCTGGCAACTGATTGTAATCAAGCTCATCGCTCATAACACCAATCACATAATTAGTCGATTCAGTTTCTTGCAGAGCTGACTGTTTCTTGTGAATATCAGTATGCTTGTTGAACCAAGGAATTGGTGTACTGCGTGGTGCTGTGCCTTGATACTTGATACCGATCTGTTTGAGTGCGTCTACTGCAGTGTAGTCCACAAAGTCCATTAAGATATTGGCATTGAGACCAATCACTGGTCCTTTCTTAAATAGGTACACTGCCCATTCTTTTTCCTCACGAATAACATCGCGGTATATTTCATATACTTCAGCTTCGCATTCGGCTTTGACTCGAGCAAAGCGTGGGTCTTCTTTAACAACTTGATTAATTAAGAAAGCTGTCCAACCTTTATGCAACAGTTCGTCTTGTAAGATCAGGCTGATGATGTTGCCGTTGCCGATAAAGATACGATTTTCAACCATAGCCAAACTGGTGGCAAATGAAACCATAAAGCGGAATGCTTCTAAGGCATAGCTGGCATGTAGTGCCAACCAAATTGCTTTAATGTGTGCATCTTCGCCAGCCATTTGCGGATCAATTTCTTTATAGCAATTGATCTTGTGCAGCTCGTCATAGTACTTGCCTACACTCGCTGCCATACCAACAATCTCTTCAGTGTCGTGGATTGTGTTGAACACATCCTTGGGCACGTTGTAGATGTTGCGGATAATATGACTGTAGCTGCGACTGTGAATGTTTGTTTCAAAAAAGCTCCAGTTATACATTAGAGCTTCTAACTCAGGCAAACTCACACAAGGTGTAAACACCTGTGCTGGGCCACGTCCTTGTAAACTGTCCAAGGCTGTCTGTCGTAACAAATTGCTGGTAAAGATGTGTTTAACAGCATCACTAGCATCCTTGAAGTCGCCGGCATCCTTGGTGAGACTGATCTCTTCAGGTACCCAATAGAATCCACGAGCTGTGGTTTCAAAGTTGGCAATCTTATTGTACTTTACTTCCTCAAAGCGTTGAATAGTGACCGGACCAGCTGGATCCAGAAACATCTTGCGATTTAGATAGTCTGTCTTTGTGTATAGATTATATTGCTGTTTTGACATTTATTTTTTCTCTTTACTCATTTATAATTACCCGACGCCAGCACAATCTTGCAAATGTGTTCAAGTCGTTCAATATGTTCGTAAGCACGCCACGGACTAGTATCAATTGCAACAACACCGTGGCCCTTGATACCAACGATGTCAAATGGTACGTTTCCATGTCTGTCTATCTGTAATTTTTCTAAAGTTTGATCAGCAAGTTCTTGACTGATGGGAGGCACATCACCTACGTTGGGTGCAACTCGTGTGTAACGATTGAGTTCTGGAAATGCATTACTAATAGTGCTAAGATCTATCCCGGCATGCATGGCAGCAATGCAGTAGGTAGGATGAACGTGTACAACTACACGAACATCATCCCGGTGCTGTCCCATTTCTTTCTGCAGACCAAAATGTAAGGGTATCTCTCCACTGGGAATTAAATTTTTACTTATGTCGGTGTACTCTAGATCACGCCACGAATAATTGTAAGCCTCAGAGCCAACTCCGCTGTTAATCCATTTTTCAATTTTGATTTTTTTAAACTGATCCGGCTGTAGAGTTTGTTTACGGACACCGCTGGGTGTGATGTAAAAGTGATCACGGTCGTGATGACGTATACTGACATTGCCATCACGACTGGTAATCCAATTACGCTTGTAAGCGTCTACCATTATGTCGCATATTGTTTCTAACATTATTAGTTACCAGGTGGGTTCTGTATAGGCAAGCTGACAGGGTATTGCGCACAGGCGTCGGGATTTCCTTGACCGGCTTCAGTTAAGAATGTAGTTGCTGCCGGAACTTGACCAGTAGGGCATGAACATACAGCTATACCGTCAGCACCTTTGACACAGTTCCAACTAAAACAGTTGCTGGACTTGGCACCAAGATTCAAGCTGGCATCACACTTTTGCACCACTGCTCGCATGTCTTCGGGTTTCTTGCTGAATCCGCTGGCTTCTTGTGGATAATATACCTTAGGGGCAAACAAACTCCATACGTGTTTACTATCCGTTGGTGCGCAGGATCCTTTCATATTGCCTGCTGTGGTATCAGCAATGGCATGACCATTGAGAATAGGACATCGACACACTACTTCTGGATAAGGAACACCATTGTTACCTGTGATTGTTTTACCTGTGGGCTTACAAGTGCTGGCCGCACACAAAGCATATTCACCGTTGCACACTGTAATACCAGCAGTATCTTTGGACTGCACACTAAATGTCACTGTTGCCAGTAGTACTAGTAATAATTTTTTCATTTATATTTCCTTTTAAAGTTTACATGCCTCGCAGTCTTCTGCGTCGTCAAAGTCAATTGCTTCTAACATCGTTGGTACATCTTCTGCTGTAGCCTTGGATCCTTGTTTGTTGATTAGGCTGTAGTAGAATGTTTTCAATCCCCATACATGTGCCTGCATCAAGTTCTTTGCAATCAATGTAGTTGGTACTTTACGATCTGCAAAGTGTGCTGGATTGTAAAAAGTGTTTGTTGAAATACTTTGATCAACATAAGCTGCTAACACTGCTGCGGTTTTTAGGTAACCATCGCAGTCTTGTTGTTCCCACATTAGTTGATACCGTGACTTCAGCTTTTGATATTCTGGTACTACCTGCACTAACGATCCTGCTTTTGATTCTTTAACTGTGATCAAGCTCATAGGCAACTCAATGCCGTTGGTTGAGTTAATAACAACTGAACTAGACTCCACAGGAGCAATGGCCATTTGTGTGGCATTGCGTACACCGTGTTCTTTCATTTGAGTACGTAGGGTTTCCCAATCGAGTTCAGGTGTAAAGTCAGCAAGTTCATTGACGCCTGTGGCACGTAGTTCCCAAGGAAATGTACCTTGGCCATAGCGTGTTTTGTCACTGTGTAGACACGGACCACGTTCCCGAGCCAATTCAACTGTGGCTTCTGTTAGGTAGTATGCCTGATGCTCCATCCACGATTTGACTTCGGCTAGTGCTTCTTTCTCGCCGTATTTTAATCCACGTTTGGCGTGCCAATATGCCAAGTTAGTGATACCAATGCCGATGGGACGTATTTCGTCATTGCTTAACTTACTTTGTACGCTTAAGAAATCTTGGTAATCCAAAATGTTGTTTAAGCTACGATGTAGGATACGTGCAGCTCGGCGCATGTCTTCGGGATTACGAAATGCACCCCAGTTCAGCGAACCCAAGGTACACAGCGCAATACGCCCGTTGTCGTCATCTAAGCGTTGGAACGGTACTGTAGGCAATAGAATCTCACAGCACAGGTTGCTCTGGAAGATTGTGTGGAACTCAGGATCAAAAGGGCCTTGACTCTGTACATTGTCAATAAACACAAGATAGATACGGCCAGTGTCTGTTCGTTCTTTAAGTAGTCCTGACTTAAACACTTCTTCGGCGCTGATTGTTTTCTTACGCAGGTCTTTGCGTTTTTCGTATTTTACATAAAGTTCTTCAAACCTTGCAGTGTTGCTGTAAAAAGCTTGATGCAGATCAGGAACTTCATTGGGATCAAAGAATGTTATGTTTTCTTTGTTCTTAAAACGTCTCCAAAAGAAAGCACTCAGTACAACACCGTAGTCCATGAAGCGAACGCGAGTTTCTTCAGTGCCTTGATTGTTTTTTAGTACAATAAGATCATCGAACTGATAATGCCATATGGGATAGAACACTGTGGCTGATGCATTGCGAATACCGCCTTGCGAACAACTACGCAGATCGCCAAACCATTTCTTTAAGAATGGTATCATGCCGGTGTGTTGTATTTCGCCGCCGCGAATAGGTGCACCAAGTGGGCGTAAGCGGCCAATCTCTAATCCAATACCAGCACGTTTGGCCGCATACTTGGCCATCATTTCTCCAGATGCAAAGATTGAATCAAGATTGTCATCACTGCGAATCAATACACAACTGCTAAATTGTTTTGTTGGAGTACCCAAGCCTGCCAGCACAGGAGTAGCAAGAGTAAACAACCCGTCGCTGGCTGCATTGTAATATTCTTTGATATAGCGCATGCGAGCTGTGTTGGGTTCTTCGCCGTGGAATACTGTGGCTGCAGCAACCATGTAACGCACTTGTGGTGTTTCGTATGTTTCTTTAGTGGTACGATTACGTACCAAATACTTTTCGATTAACTGTTCGATAGCAGCATAACCATACTGCTCGTCCTTGTCGTGATCGATCATACTGTCCATACGAGTCCAGTCTTCTTCGGTGTACCATATCAGCAGTTCTGGAGTATAAACACCAGTAGCTACATTCTTGCATACAATTTCATACAAGTTTGGGGGTACATAGTACCCATATACATCTTTACGCAGCATTGACAAACGTTGCTTGCCTGCTACATATTGATAGTTGGTATGGCCCACATCAGGATTTGATTCTACATCAATTAAATCAACTATGGCACGTAAAGTGATTTCGTCAATTTCTTTAGTAGTAATGCCATCGTAAAAGTGCGGCTGGCTTTTGATTTCTATCATCGATTGACTTACATCTGCTATGCCACTGCAGACTTTGGTAATTTGCGTTTGCCATTTATCGATATTTAATGGCTCACGATTACCGTTTCTTTTTTGTACTTGAATTGTCATTTGTCGCTTATTGTAAAAAACTTTCTAATTCAGAACTGTCGATCGTGTTCTTAACAGTGGTTATTGGTGTTGAGTGGGTATTTAACATCTCTCCGGGTGCCCAATTCAATATATATTTCCCATCGTCGACCAGGACTAAATTGTCTTCTTTGATTTGTATTATTTTTAAATTTGTGTAGTTGAGATTTTCCGTTAGCATTATAGTATACACTATTCCTAATGCTCGTGCAAGATCACAATAGCCGTTGTTGGTTAAAAGTTTCCAGGGATCGGGCCAATTTAAACGATCGGGCCAGGTAATGGTTTTATTCA